TTACTCGTCGAGGCCGACGGCGAGGGCTGGCGACTCATGGTCGAGCGCGTCTCAGACGGGGCAATCATGGCGGCGGAAGTCGGCTTTGAGGAGATCGCCGATGCCAAAGGGCGGGCGGTGTACCTGCCTTGGGAGATGGGCCTTGTGGATTAGCCGGCGTTTAGGGTGGGGAGTCCCGGCCCCGGCTGGCTGGCGCCGCCGTGTCCTACCGCCGCTCTCTACCGGGGAACTTTGCCCGAGTGTGAGCGTCCGCGTGGTGAGCTTAGACCACGATGTCAAGTCGAGCGCAAGAGGGTTCGGACAATTTGTCACCGCGCGGCGAAGCGTGGTAAGTGTCAACGTGACACCAAGGGGGAGGCGATGACAAAGTGTCAGAACGATGTGGAGCCCGCCGCAACGGACAGCGAGGCGGAAACCAGCGGGGCTGCGTTCATGGCGCTCCGGCCGCGCGCTCGCGCGATGTTCCTCGCCTACGTGCAACTGGAGAAGCCGACGTGTCAGGCTGCGGCCGACGCTTGCGGCTATTCCTACTCCCATTCGCGGGATTTGTTCAACTCCGATCCGTTCCAGGCGGCGCTGGACGAATGGCAGCTTTCGCTACACCGCGAGGTTCGCTCTGCGCTCAAAGCGGCGGCGGTAAAGGCGGTTGGCGCGCTGGTGAAGCGCATCGACTCGGAGGATGACGACGTAGCGATCCGCGCGTCCACCGCCGTCCTTGACCGGGGAGGCCACGCCCCGAAACAGGAGATCGACATGCGGGCCGACGTGAAGACCACACGCACCGACAATGTGCCGACGGAGGAGCTTGAAGCGCAGTTGGCGGCGGCGATGGGCGTAAAGGTGACCCCGTGAGCAACAAGGCAGCCGAGAAGGCCCCGCCGACCAAGAAGGCCCAGCCGCCTTTCATCCTCGATCCGGGGTGGATCGTGGCGAGGCCCGCACGCTTTCCTGATGGCCTCCCTCATCCAAGCAGGTGGTACCGATGAGTCCCGGCCTTCCCGAACCCGCCCGGCCTGATGCCTCTTGACCTCGCTGCCTACGACGTGCGGGAGCTCCACGGGGAGGCCCGCGCCGTCTATCTGGAGCTCTGCCGCCGACGTGGCGGGGAGTGGCAACGGCTCGCCGAAGCTCTGATCGCCGCTGACCGGAGGTGGCAGGATCACCCGCTCGCCCGCTTCCGCGCGTGGGCGCCTCATTGCCGGGTCTGCCCCAAGGTAGAAATGGTGCCGAGCGGCCCCGACCACCGCTGCCCGTCGTGCGGCGCGATCGAGGAGCGGACATCCCAGCGGGCGGCGCTCCTGTCGCTGGCGCCGTCGGTCGATACGCTGGTGGTGAGAGGGGGGAACAGGTCCGGGAAAACGCGCCTTGGAGGCGCACTATGCGTTGCGATGGCTTTAGGCCGCGATGACCCCACCGTCAAGGAATGGGCCCGAATCAACCGCGCCGACCTCTCCCGAATCCAGCCCGGCCCCGGCCGAGTCTGGGCCGTCTCGCTGACGTGGGACACGGCGATGGAGTTCATGCGCCCCGCCCTCGACGGCTACCTGCCGCCGGGCTGCGTCGGCAAGAACTGGACCCAAAAGGGACAGGCGACGATGACTTTGCCGAATGGCGGTGTCATCGTGAACAAGGTGGTGGAGCAGGGCCGAGACGCCTTTCAGGGCGCCAAGATCCACGGCCTATGGTGGGATGAGGAGCCGCGAGACGACGGCGTGGTGAAAGAGGGCCGCCTACGACTGGCCGACCACCACGGGCTCGAGGTCTTCACGCTGACGCCCCTGTCCGGCTGGACGCCGCTGATGCGCTCGCTGGTGGGCTGGGAGGAGAAGGGCGAGGCGCCGCCGGCCGACGAGGCGCACCCGAAGCCCCTCGACGGCGAGGACAACCCGCACGTACCGGCCTCATACCTTCGCAAGCTTATCGGGACCGGCTTCGACGCCGCAAGCCGAAAGCGAGGCGACATCACCGAGGCAGAGGGCCGCGTTCACCCCTCGTTCCGCCGCGATGTCCACGTTGTGCGCGCCTTCCCGATCCCGGCCGAGTGGCGCCGCTTCGCCGCGATTGACTTCGGCGTGCGCGATCCCTTCGTCCACGCTTGGGGCGCCCTCGCCCCCGACGACGTGCTCCACGTCTACCGCGAGCGCTACCAGCCCGAGCGCACGACCGCCGATCACGCGCTGGCCATCCATGAGGCCGAGCTCTGCCCGACGTGCTGGCCCGGCGGCGAGAATCCGGTGAAGCCCGGTACGCCCGACTGGTGGGCCTGGATCATCGAGGGCAACCAGGGGCAGGCCCGTGTGAAGGGCGCCGCGACAATCTGTCACGACTGCAAGGGCACCGCGCGACGGGAGGTCATCGAGGGCCGATGGGCTGACCCCGAAGACACCAACTCGATCGCCACCCTCCACCGCGAGTACGACATCCGGTGTTGGAGCGCCGTAAAGGCCCGCCGCGCCGGGTACGACGCCATCGAACGGCGCCTCGCCCTCGACGCCGAGCGCCGGCCGCACATCGTGTTCCACGATTGCTGCCCGAACACGATCCGCGAGTTTGCCGGCCTGCAATGGGCGCCTCAGACGAGCGCCGACGAAATGAAGGTCAAGGGCGACGACCACGCCTGGGACACGGTGCGCTACCTCTGCCTCGGCCTCGAGCGCGCCGGGGTCACCCGCGCCGTCCCATCGTGACACCTTGTCGCGGAGCCCTTGACAACGTGGCAAGGTGCCGGTAGCCTCCCGCCATGGCTGAGACTCCCGCGCCCGCACCCGTCGCCCTGTCCGTCTCGCCGACGTGGTACGGCCGGTTGGTGTCCACGGTCGCCCGCGCGCTGTCCTTTGGGTCGATCACGGTGCCCACGATCGAGCCACCGAAGGCCGCGCCGCCGGTCGGGGTTGGCTTCGCCTCTGGCGTCCCTCAGTCGCCGACCTACGACCCCGCGCACGCCCTCTCCGCGTTCAAGGCCCACCCGTGGGTCTATGCGGCGCTGACCGCGAAGTCTCGCGACCTGTCCGCGCTTCCATTGAAGGCGTACAAGGTCAACAACGAAGGGGAGCGCGGCGAGGAGGTGGCCTCTCACCCGTTGCTTGCGCTGTTGGCGAAGCCATCGCGCTTCTCGACGGGCCGGCGTCTCCGTCAACAGGTGCTCTTGGACCTCGCGACCGGCGGAAATGCCTACCTGTTCGTGACTTTCTTTGCGGGCGTCCCGAAGGAGATCACCCGCTGGCCGCCGGACAGGGTCCAGATCATCGAAGACGCCCAAGGCCGCCCAGCGCGCTACCGGTTGGGCGATACGTGGGGCGGGCCGGCCTACGCCCCTCTCTCTGACCCCGAAGCCATGAGGGGCGGCACGGGCGGCGGGATCGTCCACATCCGCGGGCCGTCTTGGGACACCGGGCCGACCGGGTCGTTTGGCTCGGGCGCGATGGAGCCGCTGAACGCCACGATCACGGCCGACCTTGCGACGACGCGCCGACAGGCTCTATCCGCCGAACGTGGGCGGCCCGACGCCATCATCCGGCCGGCCGCTGGCGCCGTCGTCAACCCGGCACAGACCATGGCAGCCTCACGGGAGGTCAACAAGGTCTTCACCGCCCGCGACGGCGGCGTGGCTGCCTTGGATGGTTCGTGGGAGGTGGAGGTTCTCGGCTGGTCTCCTCGCGACATGGAGGCTGGAAAAACGACCACCTCGGCGCGCGAAGCGGTCATGGCCGCCCTGTCGGTTCCTCCGACGGTGCTCGGGTTGGCCACGGCGAACTACGCCACCGCCCGCGAGCAGAGCAAGACTTATTGGCAGGGCCTCCAAGGCGACGGTGCGCTGATTGAAGACGGGTGGGCCGAGATCGGCACCCTCTGCCGGCCCCCGGTCGCCATCGGGCACGACTATTCGGCGGTCGGAGCTCTCCAAGAGGACCGATCGCTACAGCTTCAACGGGTCACCGCTCACATCGCTAACGGCCTCGACCCGGCTGCCGCCTACGCCCTCGAGGGCTACCCCGGCGCCGCCGGCATGGTGTTCGCCGCGCCGCCCGCTGTAGCGGCCCCTGCCGCCGCTCAGGAGCCCACCGCGGCCCGCACCCCCTCTCCCGACATGGCCACAATGCTGGACGATGTCCAGGCGGCAATCGACGCCCTCGACGGCGACCCTGACCGCGCCGACATCGACGCCGCGATCGCCTCGCTCCAGTCCCTCGCCGACAGCCTCGCCGCCGAGGCCGCGTGATGGTCGCCCAGCCCATCGGGCAGGTGCTCCCCTTCCGCGTCGAGCGCGCCCGCCGGCCGACGTGGCGAACGTGGGTTCGCAAAGTCCAGGGGCCCGCCGAGCGCCGGCAGTTCCGGGCCGTCCGCGCCTATCTCCGCGGCGAGAAGGCCCGGATCATCGCCCGGCTCGAATCCGACGCCGTCCTGACCGCGCTTGGGGTCGCCCGGTCGATCGTTCACCGCGACCTGATTGACGAAATCGTGGCGCGGCTCCTCGAGGGCGAGGAGGGCCTATTCGGCGAGGCCATCGATCCCGGCATTCGCGCCTCCGTGCGGGAGGGCTCCGAGTGGATCGCGTCCCTGCTCCCGCGCGCCACCTACGATCCCACGCTTGACCCCTCCGATCAGATCATCGGGGAGGAGATCGTGAGGGTCAACGATGACGTGAAGCGGTGGGTACACGGCGTCGTCGGTCAAGGGCTCCGAGAGGGCCAGTCGATCGGCGAGATGACGGCGACGATTCAACTCGACAGCAAGGGCCTGTTTGGCCCGGCCCGCGCGCTTCGGATCGCCCGCACCGAAAGCACCCGCGCAGTCAACGAAGGGCACGGGGTGGCGTACCAGTCTGCTGTGTCGGTCGGCGTAGCCTTCGAGGTCGAGTGGTCGTCTGCCATTGACCGCGCCACCCGCCCGAGTCACGTCGCGATGGACGGGCAGACCATCCCGCCCGGTGGCCGATTCGTGATCCCTGTCGGCCCCCATGCGGGCGAGACGGGGCGATTCCCGGGTGACTTCAAGTCGGCCGCCGAGGTCGTCAATTGCCGGTGTTGCACCATCCCACTCGTGAGCGACTGATGATCTCTCCCCTGCTCATCTCGACCCCCGCCTCTGGTCTTCGCTCGCTCACCGCGGAGATCGTCCGCACTCAGGGCGGGACGTGGGCGCACGCTCGCGCGGCCATCGCTGAGGCGTCCGGCGTCGGCCTCTCCGCGCTCGCCGAGGTCGAGCGCGGCTCCGTGCTCACCCGTGGCGACCTCGCCCACCTCCGCGCCGCTGGGGGCCTCGTCCAGCGGTTCGACGCGGGCAGTATCGGCTACCGCGCCGCCGGGGAGCTCGCGGGTGTCGTCGAGCGGGCCGAGGGTGGCAGTAACGCCCCCCGTTACCGCTTCGTGATGTCCAGCGCGACCCCCGACCGCGCCCGGGACATCGTCGAGCAGGATTGGACGCTGGACGGCTTCACCCGCAACCCGATTGGGCCCCTGAACCACGCTTCGTGGGCCCTCCCTGTCGGCCGCTGGTGGGATGTCTCTGTGGTTGGGGGCCGCCTTCAAGGCGACTTCGCCCCCTACGTCCCGAGCGATTCCGCCACCTACGAAGGGGACGCCGTCACTGTCGGCGACATGCTCGCTCAGGGCTATCTCCGCGCCGTGTCGGTCGGCTTCCTCCCAGGCCGGGCATTTTCTCGCGCATCGCTCGATCAGAGTGATCCGCGCTACAACCCCCGCGGGTACGTCTTTGCGGCGTGCGAACTGCTCGAATGCTCGATCGTCACCGTGCCCATGAACGCCGAAGCGACGATGGGCATGGATGGGCGAAAGGATGGCGAGTGCGAGCCCGAGACGGAGATCGAGCCGTTGCAGGCGGGCAAGAGCGCCGCCACTGTCGCTGGGTTCCGGTGGGGTTCCCGTTCCTGACAATTCGTCAAATGGCCTTGACAGCGTGTCAGGGTTCAGGTAGCACACGAAACAAGAGGTGAAAAAGCCATGGCCCTCGGACAGCCCGAATACAAGCCGATCGATTTTCAGCAGCCGGAGGCCGTGGTCGCCCGCGAGGTGAACGACCGCCTCGGCGAGATCACCACCCTCGCTCGCGACGCGCACCGGCACGCCGTGTCGTCTGTTGAGCTCGATGCGAAGATCGGCCGGATGGCGACCGACATGGATCGCCTCCAGATCGAGATCGCCAACCACGCCGCCACCCGCGCCGCGAACGTGCAGCCCGACGAGGGCGCCTCCGGCTCCGTCTACCGCACCTTCCAGCGCGCCACCGTGAACGACGGCGGGCCCGCCGTGCGCCTCTTCGGCGAGACCAGCAAGGCGTGGTCGGATGTCGTCGGCCCCAACGTGGTCCGGCAGCTCCCCGGCCTTCTCGACTCGGACACCGTGGCCGACGGCTGGCACGCCGAGGTCCGCAACGGCTGGGCGAACCTGAACTTTCTCGGCAAGCGCGGCCGGCAGCAGGTCCGCACCGTGCGCGACCTCATGCGGAACGCCCCCGAGGCCGGCGCCGAGTTCCTCGACCTGCTCTGCAAGGGCCCCCGGTCGCTCGGTCTGTCCGAGGCTGCGATCACCAAGATCTTCAGCTCCTCCGACTCGGTCGGCGGGTACGCCGTCCCCGACGAGGTGCTCCTCCCGACCCTTTCCACCGCCGGCATCGTCTCCGAGATCCCCCTGTTCTACCAGGAGTTCGGCTCCCAGGCGATGGGCACCCGCATCGACGACGTGCAGTTGACCGCCCTCCCGACGCCGTACCTCGGCGGCGCCCAGGTGGCCGACGACCCGCCGATGTACACGACCTCGACGCCGACCCTCGGCAAGATCAGCACGACCCCGTCGATGCTGGTGGTCAACCTTCCCGTCGATGACAAGACGATGGCCGACAGCTTCCTGTCTGGCCCCGCCGCCCTCTACCCGGCCCTCATGCGGGCGCTGATGATGGGCGTCGAGCTCGCGTGGCTCCACGGCGACACCGGCACCTCCGAGGACACCGGCTTCGGGACGTGGTCCCCGAATTCGATCTTCGCCAGCGTCCCGGGCGCCGGCGCGAACAGCGCCTTCCGCGCGATCAAGGGCCTCCGCGCCCTCGCCTTCGACCTCGGCAGCGGCGCCACGAAGGACATGAGCACCTTCACCTTCGCCAACCTGATGGCGCTCCGGTCGCAGCTCGCCACCCCCCACGCCGAGGCCCTCGATCTTGTGCTCGGCTGCTCGGCGAAGACCTACCTCGGCAAGATCCTCCCCATGGAGCAGTGCGCCACCGTCGAGAAGATCGGCCCCACCGCCGCGGCCGTCAACGGGATCGGGCTCGCCTCGATCAACGGGATGCGCATCCGCACCTCCCCGATGATGACCAACGATCTCGACGCGGACGGCAAGTACACGTCCGCGAGCACCTACAGCTCGATCGTGATCGCTCCCGCCTCGAAGCACCTTGTCGCCATCCAGCGCGGGATGCGGATCATGGTGGAGGCCCGCCCGTCCAAGGGGGTGACCTACCTCGTCGCGAAGATCGAGTTCGCCCGCCGGCCGATCGAGCAGGAGACGAAGATCACCACCGTCTACGGCTACAAGATCTCCTGACCCTGTCCGCCGGGCTGGCATAGGCTGGCCCGGCCTCTCTTTCGACTGGAGGCCCCATGCCCGATTCCAAGCTCATCCTGTCGTGGCGCACCGCTTCGCTCGCCGCGAACTCGAACCTCACCGAATACGTCTACTTCGGCGACACGAACGGCGTCACCATCACCGGCGTCAAGTTCATGCCGGCCACCACGGTTGCGGCGGACAACACCGACTACCGGATCTTGACGATCACCGCGAACAGCCAAGCGATCGTCTCGACCGACTCCCGCGCCGCCAACCTGAACGGCTGGACCGCCGGCACCGTGAAGACCCTGCCCCTGGCGACCGACACCGCCGCCAAGGTGGCCGCCTGCGACCTCGCCACTGGAGACGCGATCACCATCGCCGCCACCTACGCGGGCGCCGGCAAGATCCTCCACGGTGAGATCCAGTTCTTCGGCTACGCCAATCAGGTCGTGGTGCCGTAGTGTTCTCTACCCCCATCACCCGCGCCACCGTCTCCGCCGGCATCGATCGCATGATGCGGCCGACCGTCGGGGCGCAGCGTGTGGCGGTGGGGGATCTCCCTGCCGACCCGGCGGCCCTCGTGGCTGCTGTAGTCCGCGGGGAGTGGGATGACAGGCTCGGGGCCCTTCGCACGGCCCTGACCGCCCCTGGGGCCCCCTATGGGGCTCCGGCGGCCCTCTCCGCTGTAGACGCTCGCGCCCGGACCATCGCCCAGCCGGTGCCCTGATGGCTCTCATCACCGCCGCCGAGGCGCGCGCCATGATCCCGGGCCTCTCGGGCACGGGCGAAGACACGCTCCTCGACACGCTGATCGCCGAGGCTGGCGGGCTCATCGCCGAGCTCTGCGCCGTCCCTCCGGCCTCTGTTGGCGGGGCTCCATCGCTGGAGTCCACCACATACACGCTCTATGGGGGCGATGGTGCCACCCTCGAGCGCGGCGAAGACGGCGCCTACATCGCCCTGCACGCTCCTCCCGTGTCGTCGGTCACCTCGATTTACGACTCGACCCTCTGGGACTACGGCTCGGGCGACCTTGTCTCGTCAAGCGACTACGTGCTCGACGGCGCCAATAGCCGCATCCTGACCGCGCCCAACGGCTCCCATTCGTGGACCAACACCGGCCGCGGGCTCCGCGTGATCTGTGTCGCCGGCTACGCCACCGTGCCGGCCGCTTTGAAGTACGCTTGCGCCGAGCTCGTGAGCCACCTGTGGACGCTCCGCTACGTCGGGCAAGCTGTCTCCGTGTCGGGTGGCGGGGCGTCCATTCAACTCCCAGACGGGGCTATCCCCGCGGCCATCGTGCGCCGCTGCCTCCCCTTCCGCCTGATGGGCCGGGTGGCCGCATGACCCCCGCCGAGTTCGCCCGCCGCCTTCGGACGGTCACCCCCGAGCGCGTCACCGATGCTCTGCGCGTGGGCCTGACCGGCGCCGCGCTCAAGGGCCAGCGGGAGGCCGTCAAGGCGTGCAAAGCCCGGCTCAAGGTCCGCACGGGCCGCCTGAGCCAGTCGATCGCCGGCAAGATTGAGCCCGGCTCGACCTCCGACGCGATCAAACTCACCCTGTCCGCGGGTGGCCGAGTCGCGGGCGGCGCCGATGTGAAGTACGCCGCGACTCACGAGTTTGGCGCGACCATCACGCCGAAGAACTCCAAGATGCTGCGCATCCCAATCCCCGGCGGCCCCGCGTTGACTCGGGCAGGCGTGGACCGTTTCGCGACCCCCCTTCGCGCAACCGGCGCCGGACAGTTCGCGATCCAGAAGTCCGGCGGCAAGCTCTACCTGATCAACACCGCGGCGAAGGGAAAGGCGGCGGCGAAACCGTGGTACGTGCTGCGCTACTCGGTCAAGATCCCCGCCCGCCCATTCATGGGCCCGGCCTTTGAAGAGGTCAAAGCTACCCTTCCCGACGTGGTCGCGAAGTCCATCCGCCGCGTGCTGGCCGTCTGATGCCGTCGCCCACCACGCCCCTCACCTACCAGATCGTGGAAGCCCTCCGCGCCCGATTCGCCACCGCGACGGCCGGCGCCACCTACTGGCACACGCTTTCCGGCGATGGCCAGTGTGTGATCGGTGAGCCCTCCGTGATCACGCCGCCGCGGGCTGGGAGCGGCATGGTCTATGTGCGCTTCGACACGCACCAGCGCGACTTCGGCGACATCATGACCGTCATGTCGGAGACGTTGAACGTCGCCGGTTGGATGGTGGTGCCGTACCTCGCCGACACGACCGCGGCGCGCACGCTGGCGATTGCCAAGGGTCACCAGGACATCACCACCGCCCTCGAGACCGACATGACGTTAGGCGGGCTTGTGCTCGACTCGCTCATCGTCAACGTCCGCGACCTTGCCGGAGACGAAACGCAAATGCCCGCCCGCTTCGCCGCCTTCTCATTTGAGGTGCGCTGCCGGTACTACCGGGCGCGCGGGAGTGGCACATGAGTTGGCGATACGACAGCGCGTGCCGGTGGACGAAGCGCGCCGACATCACGATCGACAACTCGGCGGGCACCACCGCATCCCACAACGTCGAGGTTTCGATCCCGTCGCAGTGGGACGATTTCTGGGACACGATCGACGCCAGCGGGAACGAGTTGCGGGTCACCGGCTCGGACGGTCACAACCTGACGACCTACGACCGGACCGGCTTCAACCGCACGAATCGCACCGGAACGATTCGGATCGGCGCCTACTCGATGACCGCCTCGAACATGCACCGGGTCTGCCTCTACTGGGGCTCCTCGGCGACAGCGGGCAGCGCGGCGGGTTCACCGTCCACAGGCTCCGCGAAGACCGGGTACGTCGGCGTGGACATGAAGCGCCGCGTGCTGGTCGCCATCCCCGAAGATGCCGGGGTCACGGTGCCGCGGCTCTCGATCTCCAAGGGCACCGCCGACGAGCTCGACGTGGTGATTGACTACGGCGCCTTAATGTCGGCGAGGCTGGCGCCCCACGCGGGCCGACTCCTCGCCGAAGAGGTCGAGCGGATCACCCTCCAAGTGCTCGACTCCAGCGCAGCCGACACGACGTCCATGTACGACTTGGCTAAGTGCCGATTCATCGGAACCGCCAACCAGTCGTTTCTGTCGCTCCGCATCAAGGCGGGCACCAACGCCGCGAACTACACCGCCGTGGTCACGATGACCACCAGCGGCACCGGCACGCCGAACACGATCCTCTTTCGGTTCGGAATCCAGGTCAACAACGTCGTGCAAAGCTGAGGTATCGCCATGGCCACCCCCTCTACCTCCGTCGGAACCTATGTCGCCATCGGCGAGGAATCGACGTGGGCCACCGCCGTCACCCGTGATCACTTCTTCGAGGCCACCGCCGCCGAGATCAAGCATGAGGTGGTGCGCTCCGAAGTGCC